GGCGAGAAAGCTACCCGGCCATCGACCGCGACGCCGACGTTTGAGGACATCAATCCGCCAATGGGCGAGATTTATGCCTTCCCACAGGCCACGCAACAGATGCTGGACGACGTGTTCTTCAATGCCGAGTCGTGGCTGGCCGATGAGATAACGCTCGAATTCGCGCGGGCCGAGGGCGCTGCCTTTTGCAATGGGACGGGCGTGGTGCAACCGAGGGGTTTCACGACTTACCCGGTAGCGGCCACGGCGGACGCGACACGCCTATTCGGAACGCTGGAGTACACCTTCACCGGCAGCAACGGCGCATTCAAGACGACCAGTGCGACGGTCAATCCGACGGACGATTTGATCACGCTGGTAGGTCGGATGAAAAAGGGCTATCGGGACGGTTGCTGGTGGGTGATGAACAAAAACACCTTGTTCGCCGTCATGGCGATGAAGGATTCGGTCGGCCGCTATATCTTCAATCCGACCAGCGCTCCGGGCATCGTAGACACGATCCTGGGTTATCCAGTGACCGAAGCCGAGGACATGGCCGACTACACGACCACGAATGCCCTTGCGATCGCATTCGGCAACTTCAAGCGCGGGTATCTGATCGTGGATCGCATCGGTGTGCGCACGATCCGGGATCCGTTCTCGAACAAGCCGTACATCGGCTTTTACACGACCAAGCGGCTTGGTGGCTCGATCATGAATACCGAGACGATCAAGTTCCTGAAGTTCGGCACGAGCTAACCACCGAAAGGACGCAAAAATGTTCGATCTTCATGCGAAAGTCCGAACGGTGGTCGGCGTGGCGCCGGTCGCCGTCGGCACCACCGGCACCGGGCAAGTCGGCAAGATCATCGACACGCAAGGCTATGGCGGCGTCGAGTTCCTGCTCGCCTACGGCTCGGTGACAGCCACCACGGCGGTTTTCACGGTGCTGGTGAAAGAGGGCGACGTTACTGGAACCATGACTTCGGTAGCCGATGCCGACCTCTTGGGCACCGAGCTGCTGGCCGGTCTGGCGGCAGCGGCCACGCGCACATCTGCCGTATCAAAGAACGTGACCAAGCGGATCGGCTACAGCGGTGCCAAGCGTTACGTGCAATGCGGGGTCAAATCGACCACTACGGCCGGCACGCCGGTATCGATCACGGCGCTCCTGCATCAGGCAAACGTGGCGCCTACGGCGAATCCGTGATGCACGTCTCGATCGTGGGGCTAGGACCGTCGTCAGCTGTCTACGTTGATATCTGCAAGCGCCTGGGCGATCGGCGCAAGTACTCCGATCAAACCTGGGTGATCAACGCATTCGGGGCGGTCCTGGCCCACGATCTGGTTTTTCACATGGATGACGTTCGCGTTCAGGCGATCCGAGCGGAGGCCGAGCCGGACAGCAACATAGCGGCGATGCTCGGGTGGCTGAAAAGCCATCCGGGCCCCGTCGTGACAAGCCGCGCGCATCCGGATTTCCCGACGCTCATAGAATTTCCGCTCGAGGCGGTCGTCAACGACTTCCCGCAGTGCTATTTCAACTCGACGGCAGCCTACGCGGTCGCCTACGCGATCCACAAGGGCGCGACGAAGCTGAGCCTCTTCGGTATCGATTTCACCTATCCGGACGCCCACGATGCCGAGAAAGGGCGCGCCTGCGTCGAATTCTGGCTCGGGATCGCCGCCGCGCGCGGGATCAAGCTTGCGATGCCGAAGGCTACCAGCCTGATGGACGCGCTCTATCCGCAGGCGCAGCGCTTCTACGGTTACGATTGCGTAGACCTCGCGTTCACGCGCGAGAATGACCGGATCGTGGTCGGGATGACCGAGAAGGAGGCGTTACCGAGTGCCGCGGAAATCGAGGCCGCATACGACCATACCGGGCATCCGAACGGGCTGATGCGCCCCGAGGTGCAGGAATGCGTGAACACCTAATCACCCGTTCCGGGCCAGCCGTCGAGCCGATCATGCTGGCCGATGCGAAGCTCTACGTTCGGCAGACCGAGAGCTTCGATGATTCGCTTATCACGGCGCTGATCGCCGCAGCGCGCCAGTATGCAGAGATGGTGACGCGGCGGGCGCTGATCGCCCAGCGGCTGAGCCTCCTGCTCGACAGCTTCCCGCGGCCCGGCTTCAACGTCGGCTCGGCCAACTGGTACGGCCCGCAATGGGGCATCAATCCGGGGCCGATGACCGTCCTGTCGCCCGACGGTTTCACCGGTTACGAAATTTTCCTGCCGATGCCGCCCACGATCGCGATCGAGGCCGTCAAGTACGTGGATACAAACGGTGCGCTTCAGACGCTCGATCCGACCCAATACCAATTCGTGCCCTGCGAGAAGGCGATCCTTTCACCTGTCTTCGGCACCGTCTGGCCGCAAACGCAGGATCAGAAGGCGGCCGTAGAGGTGCAATTCATCGGCGGTTTCGCGGCTCCGCTCACGGCGGATTCCACGGCAGATACCGTCAGCGCTCCGCTGTGGCCGTCTTTGGTGATCGGAAGCGTTCTACGTTTTTCGAATATAGGCGGCGCCCTTCCAACGCCGTTGGCAGCCGCGACCGACTATTACGTGCGGTCGGTCGTCTCGCCCGGCGTCTACACGCTCTCGGCGACTTCCGGGGGATCGCTCATCGATATCACGACCAATGGCACCGGCCAGTCGTTCATCGGCGCCGTGCCGGAGGGCATTCTCGCTTGGATGAAAGTCCGCATTTCGACGCTATACGACAACCGAGAAGAGGTGGCAATCCTCACCCGCGGCAAGGTCGAGCTTCTGCCGTACGTCGATAATCTGCTCGATCCGTTCCGCGTGCTGGAGTTCTGAACATGCGCGCTGGCGACATGCGCCATACCGTCGTGATCGAGCAGAAGGGCTCATCGCTCGACAGCTTCGGCGGTGAATCGACCACCTGGACGACGGTCAAGACGACCTACGGGGACGTGACGCCGCTATCCGGGCGCGAGCGCGAGGCGGCGCAGGCGATCCATCCGGACATCTCGCATCAGGTCACGGTTCGATACCAGCCGCTTTTCGCCGATCCGGTCGGCGTCGCCAACATGCGGCTGCGATATGGGACGCGGATCTTCAATATCTTGGCGCCGCTGAACGTCGATGAGCGCAGCCAGTGGGTGCAGATCATGGCAAGCGAAGGAATGGCCGCTGCCGGCTGATTTCGGAAAGGAGAGCGTTATGCGAACGGTTCATTTCGTGAAGGAAAGCGGCCCGTATGCTGCCGGTATGACGGTGAGCATCGATGATCAGGAGGCTTCCAGCGCCATCGCAGCTGGGCTTGCCGTGCCGGATCCCGGTCACGTGTTCGGGACGCCGGCCGCTTTGCCAGAGACGATTGCGCCGATTACAGAGCAAATTGCCGATGTGAAGCAAGAAACGGCAGCCAGCTTATCGTTGAAGCGGATCGTGAAGGAATAGACCTTGGCCGAGTTTCAGAACATCCAGATTCACGGTTTCGAGGACTTCAAGCGGCAGCTTGCGCAATTGCCGGGCCGCGTCGGGCGCAACGTGCTGCGCGGAATGGTCAACGCGGGCGCGACCGTGATCCGGAAGGAGGCTGTCCTGCGTGCGCCGCAATACACCGGTCCGATATCCGAAGGCCACCCACCGCCCGGCACGCTGAAAAAAGCGATTTATCAGAAGCAGATCGCGGAGCTCTCAAGCGCTGTTCAGCAGACGTTTTTCGTCGGCGTGCGGCAGGGCAAGAAGCAGCGGGCCGTGAAGCGAGGAAAGAACGTCGTCAATCTGGACGCCTTCTACGCCCGCTTCGTTGAATTCGGCACGTCGAAGATGAGCGCGCGCCCGTTCATGCGGCCGGCCTTCGAAGCGAAGAAGGAAGCCGCGATCGAGGCGATGCGCGCCTACGGAGCGGAGCGCATTCCGAAGGAACTTGACAAGGCGGGGCGATGAGCAAAATGAGCGTCTACGACTACATGCCTTTGCCGGAGCAGGCCGGAAGTATGTCGTATGGCAATGTAAACGCGCGCGCGGAGATAGCGGCCTCGATCGCCGCAAGACTCCGGCAGTTTGCTCAAGAGTTGCAGGATGGGAAACACGTAGTTTATGGCGTTGAGGTCAAAGGCGTCATGGAAGAGGACGAAATCGTCAAAACAATTCTGACCATCACGTTCACCGAGTTGAGTGAGGCGGCCGGATGATGCCATTGCTTAATTTCATGATCCTTGCCGCTGCGATTGTCGCGACCTTGCAAGCATTCATTGAAATCGTGCATGCAGTGGTCGTTTTCAGGCGCGGCCGAGTCAAATGATTCAAGAAGACCTCGTGACGCTGCTCGGCCCGGCCGTATCGAATCGCGTCTATGGCGCTGTCGGCGCGCAGGGCACGATCATGCCGTACATCGTCTATCAACGCGTTATTTCTCAAGTCGAGAACATCCTCGATGGCAACGGCAACCCGCCCATCAATAATACGCGGATGCAAATCGACGTGTGGGGAAGCTCCTACGCAAGCGCGCAGACCGTCGCCAGTGCGGTGCGCGGCTTGATGCTCGGATGGGCGACCAAGAATCTGAACAACGGAGAACAGGATTTATATGATCAGGAAGCGCGGCTTCACCGCGTGATGATGGACTACTCGATCTGGCACTACAACTGATACTGCAAGCACCACCCGCAAGGCCACGCACTAACCGAAAGGACGCAAAATGCCATCAACCGCAATCAGCGCGCAAGGTACGCAAATCTTGATTGCCACGGGGACTGGCGGCGCCAAGACTATTTCAGGCGTTGCCGTCGGCAATCCGACCATCCTGACCGCAACCGCGCACGGCTTCAGCAACGGGGATCTGGTCGCAATTGCCGGCCTAACCGGCGCCGACGCCGCAAGCCTGAACAGTCTGAGCTTCACCGTTACGAACAAGACGACCAATACGTTCGCGGTTCAGGTCGATACGACCGGTAAGACGATCACGGCCGGCAGCGGCACCGCGACCCCGACCACATACACGCTCGTCGGCAACTGCCGCACCTTCACCGGGCTGGACGGCACGGCGACTGAGCTCGATAAGACGAACCTTCAGAGCACCGCGAAGGAAATCGCGCTCGGCCTCGTGGACTTCGGGCAATTCAGCTTCGAGTGCGACCACGACAATGGAGATGCCGGGCAGGCCGCCCTGCTGGCCGCCTACAACGCCGGCACCTCGCGCACGATGAAGGTGGTCCTGCCGGCTGGCACCACGCCGACAGCGGCCTTTACCGCCTACGTCAAGAAGTTCACGCTCATCGGCGGTATCGATGCGATTGCGCGGCGCAATGTGGACGCGAGGATTTCTGGCTCGGTCACCTGGTCCTAGCCATGAAGATCCTGACGCGGCAAGACATCATCGCCGCTCAGGACATCGAAACCGAAACCGTCGAGGTCCCGGAATGGGACGGCGCGGTGATCGTGCGGATGATGTCCGGAAGCGACCGTGATCGATTCGAGCAGTCCCTCACCGTTGTGCAGGCCAATGGCCGACGAGAGGCAAATCTAACAAACATGCGTTCCAAACTCGTCGCCATGTGCGCGGTAGATGAGCAAGGCAATTTGCTGTTCGGCCCGGATGAGCTCGAACATTTGGCGGCGAAATCAGCCGCGGCAATAGAGCGCGTGTTCATCGTGGCGCAACGGCTCAACGGCCTCGCGCCAGACGATGTAGGAGCGGCAGCAAAAAACTCCGTGCCCGGCCCGAACGGCGCTTCGCCTTCCGTCTCGCTCTAGCGCTCGGGATGACGGTGAGCGAATTGCTGGCGCGCATCAGCAGCGCCGAGCTGACCGAATGGATGGCATTCGATGCCATAGATCCGTTCGGCAATTGGCGCGCTGACCTTCGGACCGGGATCCTCGCTGCGGTAACGGCGAATCATTCGTTTGCGCCGCCGACTGAGCCTCGGCGCCCGTCGGATTACATGCTGTTCACCGAGAAGTCAGAGCATGACGATGGTGTTCTGCTGGCTGATCCGGTAGAGCAGGCGAAATTGATCAAGCGTTCCGTGTTTGGCGTAAAGGACGCGTAGATGGCATCGTCGCTCGGTTCACTCGTCGTTGATATTAGTGCCAACGTTGCGAAGTTCAGCAGCGACATGACTGCGGTCCGCAAAAGCGCAGAGGACAGTGCGCTGCGGATGGACAGCGCATTCAAGTCGGTTGTCGGGACGCTGAAGCAAATAGGCATCGCGGTATCTGTGGCCGAGGGCTTTACTCTGCTCAAGGAGCACATCGAAGGGGCGATTGAGGCTGCCGCGAGCCTTGAGATATTGAGTCAGCGCACCGGCGCAACCGTCGAGGGCTTAGCGAATCTGTCGGCGACCGCGAAGCTCTCCAACACGGATAACGATCAGCTCGCGCAAGGATTGCAGAAGCTGTCGAAGTCGATGATCGACGCTGCCAACGGTGGTGCCAAGACCTCGGCTGCTTTTCAGGCAATCGGCATCTCGACCAAGGATATCGCGGGTCAACGACCGGATGAAATCTTCCGACTTATCGCGCAGCGTCTTGGCGAGTATCAGGACGGTGCGGAGAAGGTCGCGCTTGCCCAATTGCTGATGGGCAAGAGCGGGGCGAACATGCTGCCGCTTCTTCACGATCTGGCAGAAGGCGGTGAGATTCAGTCGCGCGTCACGGCCGAGCAGGCGAAGCAGGCCGAGGAATTCGAGAAGAACCTCAAGCGGCTGAGCGTCACCTTCCACGAGAATGCGAACGCATTGGTTCAGCAATTCCTGCCGGCACTGAGCGCGCTTTCCGAGAATATGCTGGCCGCGCAAAAAGCCGGGGCGGGACTCCTGCAAACGCTCATCTCGATTCCGACTAAAAACTTCTTCGCCAGCATTACCGACACGCCGATTCAGGAACGGATCGATGCGGCGCGCGATGCGGTTAAGCGGCTCGATGACGAGCTTTCGAATCCGCGAATCAAGACGCCGGAATTCCTGGTCGGATTGCAGCGCCAAGCAATCGTGGCAAAGGCCGAGCTCGCTGGCCTGCTCGCTCAGCAACGCGCGGTTGCATTGGCGGCCAGCGAAACTGACTTGACCGATCAGGTGACGCGGCGACTCGGCGCGCCTGTGAAACCGAAGATACAGATTCGGATCGAGGCGACGACCGACGAGAAAGCAGTCCGGGACGCAGCCCTCAAGGATTTGGATCGCGCCATCGCAACCGAAAACGCGATCCTGACGCAGCGCGAGCAATTCCTGACGCGTTACTACAACGAAGGAAAAATCTCGCTGCACGATTACTACGCCGCGCAGCAGGCATCGATCGATGACAATTTCCGGACCGTGCAGGCCGACTATGCGGCCGAAATTGCGGCAGCCGAGAAGTACGCGACCGAACGTCGTCGGGCCGAAGCGGCAGCGGTCAAGGCGCGCGGCGGCGAAGGAGGCGAAGAAGAAATCGCCGCGATAACGAAACTGAAAGACGCGCGCATCTCCGCCGAAGAGAAGGTGCGGGAACTACAGGACAAAAGCGCGAAGGCCGCGAGCGCTGCGGACATCGCTCTGAAAAATAGTGCACTGAATGCGCAGGAGGCATTGCAAAAGCAGGGCGAGAGCGTCGAGGCGCTGAATATAGAATTGTTCAAGCTCACCGGTCATCTTGAAGAGGCGGCAGCAGCACAGGCGAAACTATCGCTTGAGCAATTGCCGCGCCAAAAGCTTGGTGTCGAAGGCGACGCAATCGCCGCGCGAGTCATCGCGCAGAAAGCGATTGCCGAAGACATCGCGACCGGACAGAAGCGAGTAAACGATCTGGAAATAACGGAGAGCATTATCGAGCAGCGCGTCGCCTTGCAGCAGCAAACAGGCGCAATCGGCCAGTTAGAAGGACTCGCCAAAATCGGCGCGGCGCGTCGGGACGAAATCGCGCAGCTCGAAATCCTGATCGAGAAGCAGGACGAACTCGCTGCCAGGTCGGGAAATCAGGAGGCGATATTGAAGGCGCAGGAGCTGCACCTGAAGCTGGAGCAACTGAAGGCCGATGCTGATCCGCTGGCGCAGAAATTCGAAGACCTGTTCGAGACGGCATTCGCCGATAACTTCGCAAAAGTAATCGACGGGACCGAATCGATCCGCAAGGCGTTTTCGAACATGGCGAATTCGATCTTTCAGGAGCTTTCGAAGATCGCGGCGCAGGATATCTCAAGGCAAATCTTCGGCGCTGGCACAGGTGGCGGAGCGGGAGGCGGATTCGGCGGATTTCTGTCCGGCCTTTTCGGTGGTAGAGGCGGCTCGGGACTGGCGGCCGGACAAGCCGGACCTCCTGCCAATCTGGCCGGAAGTTCGGGTGGATTTTTCTCATCTATCGCTTCTCTTTTCAATGCGGCTGCCGATGGCGGGGATGTGAGCGCTGGCAGCGCCTACCTCGTCGGCGAGCGCGGTCCGGAATTATTCATGCCAGGGCGCAGCGGCAGCATTGCGCCGGCGGGCAGCTTCGGCGGCTCGACTGTCGTCCATGTCCACATGCCACCGGGCCAGCCGGTGACGCGCGAATCGATGGCGCTGACTGGCGCTGCGGCCGCCCGGGCTATCGCTGTTTCGCACAGGCGTAACAACTGATGGCATTCCTGGAAAGTCCGCGCTTTCCTGAGGCAATCGCCTTTCATGCGCAGGGCGGTCCTGGCTATGCGACCACCGTCGTAAGCCTGCAGTCCGGGGCCGAGCAGCGTAACAGCCTGTGGGACGAGGCGCTGATGCGGTGGGACGTGGGCCACGTCCCGATGACACTCACGAAGTATGGGCCGCTGATCGCTTTTTTTCGCGGCGTCAAGGGCAAGGCGATCGGGTTCCGGTTCCAGGATTTCACCGATTTTACCGAATCGATGCCGCCCGGAAGCGGTGCCAGCGGCGTACTTGGTTTCGCGGGCGTGGGTGACGGCGTAACGCTCATTTTTCAGATGGTCAAGAACTATCCGCTCGGAGCTCTCACGGATCAGCGCCGCATCCGCAAGCCAATTTCCGGAACCTGCGCGTTTTTCGACAATGGCTCGCCAGTAACGCCCTCGGCCGTTGATTACACGACCGGACTTGTCACGTTCGGCAGCGCGCCAGCGGCCGGGCACGCGCTTACTTGGACCGGCCAGTTTGATGTGCCGACGCGTTTCGATACCGATCAGATGAAAATCGACATCCTGGACCGACAGGGAGGCGGCGGCGAGCTTCTGATCAGCTGGCAGGCGATTCCTCTCGTCGGATTGAAGGTGCTTACATGAAGACCATTTCAGCGGGCCTGCTGGCCGATCTGCAAGCCGAAGTCTTGACGCTGAACACGTGCCTGGCGATCACCCGCACCGACGGCGCCGCGTTCTATTTCACCGACTGCGATCAGCCGATCATCTTCGGCGGCCATACCTACGACCCAACGGAAGGCTATTCGCCGACGCAGATGCAAAGCTCGGCGGACCTGACGGTGGATCACGTCGAGGTCATCGCCTACCTGCAATCGGGCGTCTTCACCGAGGCCGATCTGATGGCCGGCAAGTGGGACGACGCGCAGTTCAGGATGTTCATGGTCAACCGCAAGAATCTCTCGCACGGCGCCTACGAAATGCGTTACGGCGTGCTCGGGCAAGTGACCGTCACGAGCCCGAATCAGTACCGAGCCGAGCTGCGCGGCCTCACGCAATGGCTGCAAAAGCAGATGGGGCACCTCATCATGCCCACTTGTCGCTGGGTGGTCGGCAATCTAACCTCGAGCGGGCCCGTCACTTGGTCGCATTGCCCGGTCGATCTGCCATCGCTTGCCGTGACCGCCGTGCCGGTGACGAGCGTCACGAACAATCAGGCGTTCCACGCGTCCAGCCTCGGGCAGCCGGATACCTATTTCACGCATGGGTTTCTCACCTGGACGACTGGGCTGAATTCAGGACGCTCCGCCGACATTCAGGGTAGCGCGATGTCCGGGGGCTCGATCGTGCTGCAACTGCCGATGCTGAACAACATTGCGATCGGCGATCAGTTCACCATCTATCCAGGATGCATGGGGCGGTTCACTGAGGACTGCAAAAACAAGTTCAACGTCGCGGCGAGCTTCGGCGGCTTCCCGCGCCTGCCCGGCATCGACAAGATGATGCGTCCCGGAGGCGTCTAATGGTCACGCGCGCGCAAGTGGTCGAGTGCGCGCGCAGCTATATCGGCACACCGTGGCACCATCTCGCGAGAGTGAAAGGTCTGCAGGGTGGCGTCGATTGCGCGGGCCTCGTTATCTGCGTCGCCGAAGAGTTGAAGCTGGTCGAAAAATCCGTCGAGCTACCGAACTATTCCAAGTACCCGGACGGGACCCTGCTCCCGACCTGTACCAAGTACATGCATGCGATCCTGTCGCACACCGCGCGCCCGGGCGATGTGCTCGTCTTCGCCTTCGACGTTGACCCGCATCACATGGGCATCGTCGCCGAATTCGATGGACAGCCGACCGTGATCCATTCCTACGCTCAGGCGCGTATGGTGGTCGAGAACAACATAGATCCGACCTGGCGCCCGCTGATTCGCGGCGCGTTTCGCCTGCCCGGGATCAAGTAAATGGGTCAGAACGTCGGCCAGATCGCGCTCGAGATAGTCGGAACGGCGGTCGGGAGCATCTGGGGTCAACCGCAGCTAGGTTTCGCTGCCGGCGCTTTACTCGGAGGTGCGCTTTTTCCGACCAAGATCGATGGCCCGCACGTCAAGAATCTGCAGGCGATGAACGCGTCCTATGGGACGATGCTGCCGTTCGGTTATGGAAACTTTCGCGTAGCGGCAACGCTGATCGATCAAATTCCGATTCAAGAGGCTGGGAGTTCAAGCGGTAAGGGCGGCCCTTCCGTTACGACTTATTCCTATTACGGCTGGTTCGCGGTCGCGCTATGCGAAGGGCCGATCACCGACATTCGTAGGCTTTGGGCCAACGGGATCCTGATTTACGACGTGAGCGACACGGCGACGCCCGAGACGATCCTTGCCTCGAATCAGTTTCGCGCGAAGTACCTGACGGTCTACAAGGGCGACTACACGCAAGGGCCGGATCCGACGCTTCAATCATGGCCGCAAAACGGTGTCGGCAACACGCCGGCCTATCGGGGCTCCGCTTACGTCGTCTTTCGCGGCATGCCGCTTGCGAACTTCGGCAACGTTGAGCCATCTATTAGCGCTGAGATTGTGACGGTAACCGCGACATTGGCGATCACGAAGATTTGGGAGAACGCAGCTACCGGGTTTTTCTTCGGTTCCGGTTCTAATGAATCCTACTTGACTGGATTCTCTGGAGGTGCTTGTCGAGCGATCAAGAAGACAATGACCTTCTATAACAGCTTCACTGGAACCTACCAAATTTCTCTGGCGGATGGGAGTTCGCTCAATAACGACAATCCTACTGGGTACGAGAATTCCATCAGTAGTGGTCCTCTGTTTCTTGATCCTGCCAATCAACATATGGGCATGGTCATGATTCAGTCCAGTGGGCAGTCGGGTGTCTACTCGCATTCGTTTGGAGATACGACCGGCGGTAATGTCATCGGTCACGCATCCAATACTACGGCTGCCAGCCTGTACGTTTGCGATACCCAATCATTTGCCATTCTCGGGGACATCATCCCGCAATTGACGCTGCCTTCAGGCGTCACCGGAACCTGGCGCATTGTCGCCGCGTTCCCGTGCGCGGAATGGAATCACCTTGCAGTCATCACAAAGGATAGCGGGGGCACGGGCAATTACTGGTTGCATGTGGTGACGATCAATTCCAATGGGCCGGGCAGCGAGGTTGCTTACTATCAATTCTCCTCCCCGACGCTCGGGGCCAATGCGTCTTATGCCGACGTGCCGGGTGCGTGGGTCGATCCGTATTTCGATCGCGGCAATAGCGCAATGATGGAATCAACCTTAAACACGTTCTGGTCCGGAAGCGCTCCAGGAGTAATACGCTATTACGGCATATCTGCAGGACAGGTTGTTGAGTTAGCCAATTTAACCTACTCGGCATTGGTGGGTGTTGGCTGGGGTTCCATCTACGCCGATAACGGCGTGTTCGTCTACATGTCAGACAATTACGCTCACTGCCTGACGGTCGGGCAAACTGGCACTGCACTCTCGACGGTTCCGCTTTCGTCCATCGTGAACGATATCTGCCGGCGCGAAGGAATCGCGGCCGGCAACATTGATACGACAGCACTGACGGATGCCGTATGGGGCTTCGTGGTGGACCGCCAGATGACCGGGCGCGCAGCGCTCGAGGCACTGATGCCCGCCTGGTGGTTCGATGGCGTCGAGTCCGACACGAAGGTGAAGTTCGTCAAGCGCTCAGCGACGCCGGTTACCACGATCACGCTGGACGACATGGGCGCCGAGGTAAACGGAAAGGTCAGCGCTCAGCCGCTCGTTTTCACGCGCGGATCAGAGATTGAACTTCCAACGCAGATCAACCTGACCTACTACGCGCTCGCCTCCCAGTATCAGCAGGGGATGCAGTACGCGCGGCGCATCAGCACGAGTCAGCAGAACAATATCCAGTCCATCGATTCGGCTGCCGTAATGGACGACAACGGGGCGGCGGTCGCGGCAGCCATCGTGCTGTGGGATGCGATTGCCGGCCGCACTACTTTCAGGTTTTCGACTTCGTATAAGTGGGCGCAATTAGAGCCGACGGATAGTATCTATCTCAACAGCGGCGCCGAGCTGTATCTCGTGCGCCTGAACCGCAAGACCGAGGCAGCCGGCAAGATCGACTGGGAAGTGGTCGGATGCGCGCCCGTGTATTCGCAGTCGGTGGCGGGCGGCGCGATCACTTCGATTCAGCCGGTCAACGGTCAGGTCGCGACCACGGCGATCATCATGG